GTGTACTTGTTAATGGAATTAGATTTATTCTTGTTCCTGATATATTTAAACACCTTTCACCTTTCCAGCCTGCTGTTGGATTGCTTACATATATTTTTCGATAATATCCTGATCTGTTTGGAAGTACTGTAAAGTTTACAGTTAAGTTTGCTTTATCTGTTGTTATGGTTGTAAATGCAGATAATGCTGATTCTCTACCTGCATAGACATATGACATAGATACATTTAAAGTTACGCTTGTACCTGACGCTCCGGCAGTAGCCATGCTTTTAACCGCTCTTGGTGTAGATACATGGTATTCATCATAAGGAATCCAAAAGTTAGGTAGGTTAACTTCATCTAACGGTAGGTTGTAATACTCGTCTTCATACCTGGCTATTGGTGTAAACATACCAGGTTCTTGTGGTGTTAACGTCATTGATCGTTTAGCCACATTCATAATAGCAACACAATCAGATGGTAGATCTAAATACCTAAACTTAATCTTTGCAGCAAATGTAGTTGCTGTTGCATAGCTTGGATTGTCTGTTGTTAACCACAATGTAGTGGTATTTTGCACCCATGCTATTTCATATTCAACACCATCAACCTCTATAACTTGACCTGCCCAATGTGTGGGTGCTGGGCTTACTGGTGCGGCTAAAGTTAACTGTGCTGTTGTTGTACCAGGTGACGTAACATTAACTTCAATATCTTTATAAGCTTTTACAATTGTTTCCTTCTGGGCAAATGTAAATTGCTTTTCGGTGTATAGCCTATAGTACGCATCATTAATAAGATCGGTGATCTGTTGTCGATAGGTATCAACCGCAGGGTCATAGTCTACTATGTTGGCTATCATGTTTCTTAAATCGACTAATCGCATATATCACCTATTTAATAAAACCCCCCTCCAACAGTAACGGAGGAGGGGGGAGTGGGCGAGGATGCCCAAGGCGGGTAGAACCCCCCTGTGACGGTTCTTAGAATTATGTGTTTCGCAAAATTAGAACTTTTTTCAAGGCCGCAGCATCACCACTTGCGGCTGTTTCAAGAGCAATAGCCGAAGGCAATTCAGTTGCTTGAACCTTGTTCATAAAAACACCATCAACATTACCAGCAGTAAGAATGTCTCCTACTGCAATAGCTGAGTTTCCAGCGTGATCTTTACCTTCAACTTGCGCTGAAACGATACCACCGATAACTACCCGAATAGGCTCATTAACAGTAAAAAGACCAGCACTATTAGCAGCTTCTAAAACAACACCAATAGCATTTCTTTTAGCGGCAGCCTTACTTGCTTTTTTAACATAAAGTGTTTTTTTACCATCGTCTGCATTGCCATAATCAAAGGTAACAACGTCACCAATAGCAAGTGTTTCAGCAGCAAGATAAATTTCAGTTTGTCTACGGTTAGAAGGTGTTACTCCGCGTGAAGTTCCATCTTCGTATGTAGCGTCTAAGGATTGTAAATAAGTTGCACTAGCCATGACTAAGCCTCCGCATTGATAAGCACACCTTGACCAGCAAGATGACTAATAGCCAACTGTGTACGGGTCATGATGTTAGATGACATAGCAGCATACCCAGAAATGGCTTTCATTTCGCCCATCTCAAAGAATGCGTCTTGATCGAAGTATACGTTGAACAGTTTAGAGTTCAAGAAATACATAGACATTTTATCGCCACCACCAATAGCAAAGCCAAGGTTAGGCTCAATGTACATCATTGCACCGTTATAAAGCAATCCAAGCTTTCCAGACAATCCTCGCATTTGTTCCATGCTTGAATATCTTTCTTGTGCTGTAAGTGCAGAGCGATACAATTCATATGACAATGGAGAAGCAAGAATAATATCAACTTCGCCTTCTGGTGCATATGTTTGAGTATCAATCATTAGTTTGCTCATTTTTGACAAACCATTAGCAGAAAAGTTTGATGCTACATCAGCAACTTGATTCTGCCATGATTGTGGAAATGCGCTTTTGCTAATACCACCAACTTCATTGGTTTGTGCATTAAAAGCTGCTTTTTCAAAAAAGCCTTTGGTTGGACTTGTTAGAGCAGTTTCACCATTTAAAGTGTTAAGCTCAGTCAGAACGGTAGAAGTACCAGCAACAACCTGCTTACACCATTCACGTTGAAGCATACCCATAACGGACTTCAATCGTGCTTCGGCAATACGGATTACTGCTCGGTCGCCTTTGTTTGTAAGCTGTTCTTTTTCTGTAACAACAACAGGCGCAACAAAGTCACACCAGTCAAACTCGGCAGTTCGCAGCGGATCTTTAACAGCAAGGTTAACGCTTTCATAACCAGTTGATAATTGTGTAATAGATGAATGTTCGGCCAGGATGACCGGGTGATTGACTTTAGAACCACCGTTTACTTTCTCGATGTTTCCCTTAGCTTTAACCGCGTCCAAGAGAGGGATCGTACGGAATGTATTATCCACTTCCCTATCGCGCAAAATACGCAAGGTACTCGCGAGTACGTCAAATGACAACGCCATTTTTAACTCCAGTTTGTTTATGTTTAGTCTCTTGGGGCGTATCCGCTATGCGGGGCCTGACTTTGGCGTATCCAAACCGGGGCCTCTGTCAAATAAGTAGTACCTTATTTTCTTTGAGATAGCAAGTATTCATATAATTCTACTGCTTTCATTTCTTTTGCGTTGGGTGGTGCGGTAATCCCAGCACGTTTACCATTAGCAATTTTTAATCCAGCAGCTCTTGCAGCACGTCTTTTATTTTCTTCTTTCATTGTTAGCGCATTGTTCTGTTGCTTTGCGGCTTTTCCTTTAACAATCCAATATGCTTGCTCTAATGAAAGGTTCTCATTGTTAACCAATACTGTCTTAACTTCAGCTTTAAATTTATCGTCGGTCTTTAACTCTTGGTGTTCATCCATAAAGTTATTTAACTTTTGTCTGGCTTGTACCTTTTGTTGTTCTTTATACATCGGTTCAAGAACAGACTGTAATCTTTTAGCTACTGCTTTTTCGACGTACTTCTTAAAAGACGACTCATCAAACGGATCAAACTCTTCACCTGCTTCATCAGCAAGAGACTGTAAGTTTTTATAAGCATCAGACTCGTACAGATTTTTTTGTAAAGCCAACGCTTTTTCATGTTGTTGTTTAGCTTCTTTGCGCTGCTTGCTAAGCTCTTGAGTCTTCTGTGTATAGTTTTTACGCAGCGACTGCATAGCCCTTTTAACTTCGTCAGGTTGATTTTTATAAACAGAATCCCATGACTCGCCATCGCGCAGACTTTCTTCTTCAACCACTTTACCATTTTCTTTAGCCTCATGCTTTTGCAGTATCGCTTCTATGCGATCTTCTGGTGTGTCGGGTTGAGGCGCACCAACAGCTTCTGGAGCCGTTGCCACCGCGTCTTCTGAAGTTGTTGGGGCCTCGTTTGTATCACCCGCCGTCACAGGGGCTGTTTCTTCTACCATCACATTCTCCTTAAAAATAATTCATCATCAGTTTCAACAGGGCCTTCTGGCGTTTCTTCCGTAGTCACTTCTTCAGCAACAGGTTCTTCTTGTTCTTGACCCATTTGATTAGTAATAAAATCAAGTAAAGATTCATCTTCTGCAAGTTGTGCTACTTGTCCAGCAAGCATAGCAAGATCACGATCTGACTCTACAGCAGACAAATCAAATGGTGCTTCTATTCCAGCTTGACTTGCTATGTCCGCAATACCAGTAAGAACATCTACAAACTCAGGCGGGAATACAGTTATATCTTCGCTGAATGTAGGGTATAGAGGCATACCCATCTTAGGTAAAAGCTTATTAACTTCATCGACCAAACGGTTTAAAGCTTGTGCGCCAAACTGTCCTCTTGGCGCCATGTCCATCATATCATCGACGGCCATCATTTCTTTTTGCGCTGCAACATCATCAATGTCAGCTTGAATATCTTGGGGTATAGACATTATATCTCCTGAGTCGCAAACGTATTGTCGATTGCTTTGGTTGTATCATTGTGTTTAGCCAGTTCCGATTGAAACTTAACCACATCTTTTTCATGTTGTTTGTGAGTAGTGTATGATTCGTGTTGCGCTTCGTCAATCTCTTGTTGAGATACGGGTCTAATGTTGCGCTCTTTCATAATCTTATCACGATGCACGTTAGACTTTACATATGTACCAAGACCACGATCAAAATAACCATGAGAATCGCCCCATCTGCTTGGGGTATTGGCCCATAATGTGACGCATCTCTTCATAACACCGCTACATTCTTCGCAATTAACTACATCTTCTGCATCAAAAGACATGTAATGTTCTTCTGTTATGTCGCATGTGTGGCATTTATAGTCGTATATGGGCATACTATTCTTCTAATAACAGTGTGTATGTAAAGGTTTCGGCTTTTAACATCTTCTCTTGCATTTTACACAGGTCTATAAACTCATCAAAGTCTTCAGTAATAGCAAAAACTTGGCAGCCCGCGCTCCATTTGTTTACATTTTCAGAATGTCTACCAGCTTTGTGGATATTGATCCCATATAGTCCTTCATGTATGTTGTCAGGCTCCATGTCATGGATAGAGTCCTTGTCATTGTCCCTAAATACCTGCACTGGCTTGCGTTGACATAGGGCTGTGTAGACTCCTCTATGCTTTGCCAGCCTCCATGCGCCCCTATATTGCTTGTTATGCACCAATATAGCCGTACCTTCTACCCGCATAGGAAAATGCAGCCAATATATCCCTGGATCGGTGGTAATAGCGTAGCGTTTTTCTTGCCATAACCCCCATTTCTTGTAGATAACCACCAATGTATCATCAAACTTGTTGGCAGTTCCCAGGTGTTTGCGTACACCTATAATGTTTAGGTTGTAGTCTCCGTTTTCGAAGACGGCAAACCCCATTTCTTCTAATTTATCTAACAGTTTTGGGCGTGGATTAAGCATTTGGTAAGAACATGGCTATATCTTCTGGGCTGGGTTGCTGTCCAGGGGCAAGACCAGAGGATTGTTGAACACCCGCTTCTGCTGTTGTGGTTGCTGCGGGATCTGGAGACTGTGGTGCTGATGCAAGATGATCTAAAAAGGAGTGTGGCAAGTCAAGGTAGCGTACCAATTCTTCTAATACCTTGTCTTGAGGTACACCCATATTAATCAAGGTAGGTAATGCAGCCATAAACTCTTGTTTTTTAATGGCTTCTGAGACAGGAGTAGCACCAGAGTCCTGTGCATAGAAGGTAAAGTCACCATCAAAGTCTTTAAAATTAACTATGGTTGGCAATCCGTTTAATACCATCATGTCGCCTTCATCTTTAAGATACAATTTTAGCATCGAACAATAAATGTTAGCGGTCATTTCTATAGCAGCGTCACGTTCTCTGGCCAATCTACCTACTTCAGAAGAAGAGTATGCAGCCAATGCAGTTATCTCTGTGGCTGTGGCTCTGGTTGATTCGCCTCTTGTAAATGGTGCGAGTACAGATCCGCGTTCAAAATCTGTCTGTACTTGTTGGACGTAAGCTTGCAACTCATTAGGTACTGGCGTGTGTGGAACAGCTATAATTGAACCCGACAACTGCTGCCCAGGGGATAGTTCAACTTCTATAAACTCACCATCAACACCTTGTGAAAGCTTAGCCATGCACTCTGCATCAAAAACGCCAGACTCTACAATCCATTGCCGCGCGGCGCGTCTTACCATTGATGCTTGGTATGACCTAATAATGTTATGCTCTTGGACTTGATCGTATACTCTTCTTAAACTGGAATATCCTCGCATCGGGACATCCGGTTGGCGGCTGTAATAGAGAGGTACAATAGGAGCAAGGGGATAGCCCGCACTATCCTTAAAGGGTATTTGGTCATATTTCTTTTCTTTGATCTCACCGTCTGGTCCTTCTGGTAGCATAATGCCATCAGCTACAAACTTCTCGCCATTCTTATAGTCTGGGCTCCAAACAAGAAAGCGATCATGCTCTATATCATAAAACTCTACAATCTCAACGTATTGAAAGTTAGGATCTTCTGGTGGTTTCTCTTCGTTGTAGCCAAGGTTTACCGTTTCAGCATCTTGATCTAAGTATCTAATCAATGGATGTGGGCTAAACTTCTTATTGCCGTAACGACTCTTAGCTTCTTTTTCAGTTAAATAATAACGATGGCCTACAAATCTTTGGCTGCTCCAAGACTGCGCATCAGTATCGACCAATACATCCCAAGGAGCCACCGCAGATACCGACACACGCTTGTATGGATCAGGGTGATCATTTGGCACCAGCTTTAAAAATGAACAAGGATTGATTAATCCTAATCTGGTGGCATCCTCTAATTGGTTTCTAATATGTCCTAAGAACTCGTTGACAATGGCCTGTACCTTCTCTGGATCGCCATCGCCTCTAATGTCTCCCTTAACAACAACAGCAGGTGATCTTGCAAACAAAGAAGCAACATAGCCTTCGATAAACTCATAAGCCCTTGAAGTCTCAATCAGTATTTGATTAGGAGTATGTGACTTGTCCCAGTACCGACACATGTATGCAGCTCGTAATTGTCTAAGCTCAGAGCGTAAATCATCCCAATACTTCTTGTGATCTTCATAATAGAGTTCTACAACTTTTGGCGTTATCATCGGTTAACCTTCCAGGGAATAGGCATATCTCGGAGTTTCTTAGCCCGTTGTTCAGAGATTAGCATATCCATATGATTCCGTCTTGCATTAGTTAACAATCTTCTGGGTATATCCCGAAGGCATCTATAGGCTAAAGCCATCGACATTGCCATATCATCGTGCATACCTCTTGGTGCCTCTGGTGTGACGCGCAACACAACTAACGCTCTTAGTTCAGCTAATACCTGCATATCTAAACAGGTAATCATACCTGCGTTAACATATTCTCGTAATGTTTCAAACGCATCAAGTTTAGATTTAACAGATGTAGTCCAATCCATACCCTTGTGAGATAGCCACAAGTTCTTATACCCAAGATGGCGCAAGCGATACAATACAACGTGTCCATGGTTATTAGACTCACACAACACCTTGGCGTCATTGTATTTTTGTGCCACTCTTAATACCACATCACTAAAGTCAGTAGGGCTAATCGTATTGCTGCGATAATGATACACTGGCTGATTAGTAGACATTGATACTACAGTAATAGCTGAGTAGTCAGATCCTACACCAGCAGCAACATCAACACCAATAGCATAACGATCATGCTCTAATGGCTCTTCATAGATGCGCTCAGTATCCGTAAAAGGAATGGCTTCTATCTTCAGCAAATCATCAGGATTAAAATACGTCGATGAAGCAAAGAAGAAAGCATCATCCATACATGCCGGGTATTCCCTTCTAAACTTCTCTATACCCAGTGTCGCTATTTGCTGTCTTCTCCAATACAACTGCTCATTATCCAAACCATAACGCTCTACTAAAGCCTTCTCCTGGTCTGTCTGTCTAAACTTCTTAGGTGCTGGCATCCTATACTTTTCATGCTCCCACCACCAAAAGGTCACAAGCTCCCATCCATTCTCAGGACAGCCCTGCACCAAGCGATGAAAGGCATCACCAGCCTTATTAGACGTAGACTCTATAATAATCTGACCGTTACCAACAGTAGCCGTAACCTGCGCTAACAACTCTTCTGGATCATCATAGAAAGCAAACTCAGACAAATGCGCTGCCGTCAAAGTAAACGATCGAGTACCACCCTTAGATCCCGCTGTATATGAACACAAAGAAGCCTGTGTATCTTGAAACTCCAACGTAGTCGTATTGTTCAACGATAACTCACGATGCAACAACTTAGGCATCGAGTTCAATAGAGTATTATCCATGCGCCTAAGATGCTTAGCAGAGCGATCATGAAAGCTAATAACACCAAACTTCAACGGATCAGCAGTCTTATATACCTGCCACAAAGCATAAGCCCTAATCAATGTAGAAACACCAATCTGACGTGGCTTTAATACAATCACACGCTTACGACCTATTAGCTTCTTTAACAACCGTAGCTGCTCTAAATTAGGGTCAAACCGTACACGCTTACTGCTCGCTTTATCCGGTATATGCAACAGCTTTATAAACTTCTCTGGATCTTCCAGTATAGCCAAAAGCTCATCTTTTAAGTCTTTAGGTAAATCTTCTATACGCATAAAATCAGTATAGCGCGTTGTGAGGGGTAAGAAAAATTAGGGCGTATTTTTAGAGGGGTCCCCTCCTGGGGAGGTGGGGTCGCGATTGGGGGGGTCCCACCACGATCCAATTGACAAAATGTCAACGACTGACAAAGTGTCAAATCTACCGACTGGATAATGACAAAATGTCAAACCTACCGGTAGATATATTTATTGGGCTCCACTTTTCCCAAATGACTACCCATTGTCGACGACATACTTCAGTTCTGCCTCAGCTCTGGTTTGATAGCTGAGGTGTCGAGTATATTTTGTTCCCTTGTCACAAAATATGTTTTACCAATCACAACGACATACAACGGTTAGAGATTTATTTTCATTCATCTTAAATTATTTTGTTGACAATGATTAATCTATCCCATAGGTTGGTAGTGTAGACAATGACACACTACTACAAAGGAACAACATCATGACTAATACTTTCAACATCCTTATCCAATCATTGATAGCCTTCGCGCTCTTCATCTCCTTCTTCCTTCTCTTTCTGGCGGTGGTTTGATATGAGCTACGAAGATATTTTAGACAGCAAGAAGCCAATCATGTTTGATTACAGAACCTGCATATCAGTTTTAAAACAACATGGAGCTGACCAGGCTTTCATTGAAGAGCATGGAGCAGAGGCCAAGCCATATGACGCACGCTACATACTTGAATGGCTTGGATACTAACACCACACAACACAACACCACACCACAAAAGGACAACACAATGAAAACAATACAAGATATTCAAACAGAAATAGATAACCTTATAAAGAGACTAAGTGACGTCTATGATAGTCTTCAATATGAATTGAGTTTTGGCTCCGATGACTGGAGATATAGCAATGGTGAAAGAGATGAACGCTACATTAGAAGCCTTGAAAATAAGCTATCATTTGGAGAGTCAAGGCTACGCGAATTGAGATTCTCCCTGAGAATGAAGTGCTCGATAAAATGGTCTAATAGACACCCTCTTCTAACTCAACATCTGAATAGAAGGCCTTTTAAATTAAGCATCCCTACCGAACTAAAACTATATGAAACACATCACCCAATTTCAATTCGTTGATTGGTTGCAATGGCCTCACCCGTTGAGGCCATGACACCCACTCAAGGGAACACACAACACAACACAAGGACAATAAAATGTTTGAACAATCAAAAGACATAAGAAAACATATCA